CAGTGGCCCCAGCGGTCCGAGTGGTACCAGCGGTCCGAGTGGTCCCAGTGGTCCTAGCGGTCCGAGTGGTTCCAGTGGTCCGAGTGGTTCCAGTGGTCCGAGTGGTCCCAGTGGCCCTAGCGGTCCGAGTGGGACTAATCCGTGTGATCAATGCAACGGTAACCAAGTATGTGTAAATAATTCCATATGTGTATGCAAAACGTATAAAAGTGACTCCGACCGGCTTACTAAAAAATTCGTAGGAAGTAATTGTCAATACAATGATAACACAACTTGTAACAGCAACGGAATCGCGCAAGAAGATGGAAGATGTTTGCCTATCCGTGTATGGACATCTTGGTACAGTCCTATCCCCGCCAATTGGCAAACGAGAAGTTCAGGCGCCATCCAAAATATTTCCGACATTTCATTTTTGCCGAAAAATTTTATAGCCTACATCGACATCAATTACAATACAGATTTTAAAGCAGGAACCATAGACGGCTGGAACGTACAAAACATAATTAACGGAGTCATCGCACAAGTAAGAAAAGTTGATGACAACCCAATTATTCCTCCTGGAATTATATTGTTCAATGCTGAAGCAAATCTTCCGGTAGGCTGGAAATATCCGACAGGTATTGTTTACTCAACTTTATCGATGATATTTAACGTCCCCAAAAATACATTCATTATGCGTGAATAAATTATTTTAATAATATTAAATGGGCGCAAGTCAATCTTCCAACGTCGCCTCTGCTGTCGCAAATGTCACAAATGATATTGCAAACAAAACAACAGCAAATACACAGCAGGCGGCTCAAATCACTCAACGAATAACAACCAATGGATGTATTATTAACGCAGACAATTACACTGCAGTAGAAAGTGCAAATACAGTTCAATCCAACACACAATTAACAACAGCTCTTCAAAAAGCCGATGTAACAAACGATATTCAACAAAAACTTTTACAGGAAGCAACATCAACTGTCGGCTCAATGGGAATCGGGTACGCTGACGCAAGTAACAGTGCATCAATGTTTGTGAATTCAACAACACAAATTACAAATGCCATGGAAACTTCATGTAACCAATATTCAAACACAAATCAAAGTTGGACGTGCGATCGTTCCACAATCAATGCAAAAAACATCAATATTAATTTAGGTTCTACCAGCAAATTCTTATCAGACCAAGTTCTTAATAATAGTCAAGTTGCAACTGTCGTAAATAACGTTTCCCAATCGGCCACACAAAAAGCCACTTCTACAGTTGAAGGCTTAACTGGATTTTTAATTGCGGTTGCGCTTATTATCGCCGCATTGGGATATTCTCTCTCTAAACCGTTAGATTCCGCACCTGTAAAATTTTTTGTTGGTTTCATTGTAATTGGTGTTCTTGTATTCATTTTGATTTATGTAATTATTAACAAAAAGTACCCTTTCAATGAGTATACGCAATGCAGTCCAATTGATAATATCTTGAATTACTCAAACTGCGACCAGTGTCTTGAAATTGAAAATAAAAGTGTGACCCTAAATCAAACCCCACTTCGTTACATCCACGATCTTACCCCATCTCAGCATAATTCTCCATCAGGAGCAAATCTAATGCAAATGATAATCAGTTTTTACGGAAAAGATACCGCAAATGGAGGATACAATCGTGTCAACAAAATTCGAATCGACCAGAAAATTAAGTCGTACGATCCATTAGCTAAAAAGCTGGGTATTGACAATATCCCTCCTTTACTGGTAGTTCCGATGGATTCAAGTAACGTCTTTCAAATCCCCGACGTCTTTTTGAAAAGCGGTACTGGACCCAACGCTTCGATCTGTACACCCGCTTCTTTTGTTAAACATATCAATGGAAAACCGATAGGCGATTGGTCATCGTGTCCTCAAACCGGAACCATACCCAATTCTGTTGTTGATCCAGGAAACGACAATGATACGATTATGGCGAATTTAAATGATACAGACTGGTCTACCGGAAGCGGTAACTATTTCGACCCATCGAATGCCGAAGTTTCACTTCGCTCACAATTTGCACGTTATGTTTTGTGTGACATGTTAAGCGTGATACCTCTCACTATTTACATTTCCGAGGATGAGTTGATCAATACTGTTATTGACGGAAATAATATTACAGATCAGGCTAAGAATTTGAAGGGGCATTGTTACCAGTTTAAAACTTCCAATACGGATTTTTTGTCGGCTATTACACAAGGTGGTACGATGATCGGACCATTTGGTACCTGTCATAATAGCGAATACAAAACTAAAAAAGCGCTTCGTATAACAATTATCGTAACTCTTTGTGTGATACCTTTACTATTTATTGGAATTATGATATGGAAAAGATCAGGATCTACTATAGATTCATCTACGCCGGTATCGGAACCACAATATATTGAAATGACGCAAACGAAAAAATAAATTAAAATTAAAGTGAATCAATTTTAATTTTTCAAGAAATCAATGAATTCTTTTTGAAATTTCAGATTTGTCAATATTTCTTTGGGACCTTTGATTTCGCCGCTTTCCAAATAGATCTTTTTCCATTTGTTCAACTCGGATACGGTATAATCACCAATCATTCTCGTCTGCTGTTTAATATGTTGTTGCAATTCAATATCAGATTCCAACGATTTCTCCAATTCCAAACTATCCAGATAAATTCGGTCTTTGATTGAAGATGGCAGACATTTGCTCAATTGCGCGATATATTCTTCACCGTCTTTTAGAATGTTCACGTTTGTGTAGGCATGTTCTAGTTCTTTAATATCATCTTTGCTAGAAATGATTAATTTGGAATTGTCTATTCTCTTGCATCTTGCTAATTCATTATGCAATTCGATATTTTTTTCCGTGTACAATTTCTTAATGATCGGTTTTATGCCATTATAGACCATAGTTCTTAAAATGATGGCGTTTGGATCTTCTGTCTCTTTGTTTTCTTCATCTTTGTAAAAGAATTTATGTCGAACACGATCTTTGCAATAATAGATCGGATTGTCGGGTCCCAACAGACAATTTTTCATTGTCATATCGGCCAACGTTTTTTGGCTGTTGGATGCCATTAGATCTTCAATTGAATAATTCTTGAACGATTCGTGGACGACTTCTTTCGATAAATTCAAGATGCTACCATAATTGTTGTTTGTGGTAGAATGATCATTGATAATGATATTGGTCGGTTTTTCACGGAGACGTTCGACTTCTTTTTCCATTGTCTGTACTTGCTTTTTTAGAATGTCGACTTCGGTTTTGTTTATTTTTTCTTTACAAATATTTTGGTGGTATTCGAGCATATCTTTGGAAGATAAATTTTTTTGACAAAATGTGCACGTAAAAAAATGTTTTTCGGGATATTTACAGGATTTGGTGGTTTGATTATGTCGATTGAGATTTGATTTTGTGGAAAAGTCTTTGTTGCATAGCTTGCATGTATACTTTCCACTCATTTATTTAATTTATTCTTTTTTTAAATCTTTATACTACTAATCTATAATTTATCTAGATTTTTCTAGATTTTTTTGGATTTTTCTAGATTTATCATTTTTTCAGATTCATTTTGCCTAATCTATAAAATTTTCATGTTTTTTTATAGATTTTTGAAGAAAGTGGAATTTGGCAGAAGAATTGTGCTTAATCTAGACATTTATAGATTTTTTTAAAATCTATAAAATAAATCGCGACTTTACAGGTTAATTCTGCCTAATCTATAAAATGGGTTTTTTGAGAAAAATGAATTTGACCTGATTAAAGGTTAATTTCATTTTATAGATTTTTTTATGTGTGTGATTTGAAAAAAAACATTTTTGAAAAAGTAAAGTATCCAAAATTATTTTTTCATTCTTGGCAAAAATCCAAAATCCAAAATCCAAAATCCAAAATCCAAAATTTTAATTTAAATTAAAATTTATTTTTGCCATACTTCAAAAAATCTATCATAACAAGGCCCCCATCCACCACTTTCAAAATATACTCTTTTGAATCCATTTAAAGTCATAATTTCATCCACCTTTTCTTTTGGGGGTAAAGTATGATAATCATTTTCCATAATAATAGTTTGGATATTTGTTAGCATAGTTGGAAAATCTTGTAAAATGTAATACAAAGCTCCTTCACAATCGGCTACAATCGTATCAAACTTTATAGAATATTTTTGTTCTAAATCATCAAATCCGATATTCATTACAGATTTTGAATTAGGACGCATTTCTGTATCGTAGGGAAATGTATCCCAACCAACTTGGCATAATTTACGAATAGAAATTGCAGAATTTTCAATATGGAATGATAATTGATTCAAATCTCGATTTTCTTGGAGTTGAGAAGCAATATATGAATCACTTTCTAATACAACAAGACTACACGAATCACTCAATAATTTTGAAATAACGATACTATTTCTACCAATATTTCCACCAATTTCAAGAACTTTATTATTTGGTTTTATATATTTAACAGCCATTATTTGTTCTGGATATTCTTCATTAAAACTTCCATATTTTAAAATACTACTTGAATGTACTTTTCTTAGTTCTTCGTTGGCGTTGACATTGGTAATTTTATTTGTTAAAAAATTTACATTTAAACTTTGATCGTGATCATAAATGGTATCATTTATTTTAATATGTTTTAGAATACCAGGAAGCGGATCTCCTCCTAATAAAGAAGAACGATTTAAATCACCAGATGGTATATGTAAGAAATCTCCATTTTTAGCTATATCTGTTACATCTTTGTAATTTCCTTCGACTCCGTATAAAATTCTCATTTTAATTTAAATCAATTATTTAAATTAGAATAACGTAAAGATTGACTACACAATTATAAAATGTCTTGAAAATTTTTAAGCGATTTACCATGATTCGAATACGAGATTTATTAATAAATCTTTAATAAATGGACAAAAAACGCATGCTTTTATTTTTGATCGGATGCATTGGCACCCGAACGCTATTGGCTGTACTTGCCAAGAATATTTCGCCTGATTATTTACCACTGATGGGTGTAGGAGGACTTGCGATTTCGTTTGGATTAATGTACTTTTACTTGTCGGGGACAAGAACAACTGGTCCCGAAACGTTCGGTGATAAAATCTGGTGGAATCATCTGCGACCAGTTCATTCGACATTGTATCTTTTATTTGCGATACTTGCCTTCCAGAAGAGCAAGTATGCGTGGGTACCGCTTGCAATTGATGTTTGTATAGGCATCGTTGCTTTTTTGAATTTCCACAGAAACGAACTTTACACCTTTGGACATTTAAAACGCCGATTGTAAGCATTAAAAAAATCAAGAAATGAACTCACTGGTAGTTCATTCCCGCCAAAGGTTATACATTGAAGTATAGTAAAATCAACTGATATACTACCTTTTGATTACTCTCGAAAGAGTAAAGGATAGTAATGTATTAACCTCGGATAAATTCCATAGGTCGTTTATTTTTGTTATAAATCATGTGCTTCACGATTCCTAACATGTTGAGACAA